AGAAATAGCTGATGATAAGTTAGCAGTTGAAGTTATGAAGGTAAGAAAAGGTGGATGAACGATTTATTGAAGAGCTAAGGAAAAAGCTTAGAGAACTAATGAACGAATTAACAGATTCCGTTGCTTTAGGATCTGCATTGAACTACGAACAATATCAACGAATGGTTGGGCAAATAGAAGGTCTAGCTATCGCAGAGAGAGAACTCCTTTCTCTGGCAAAAAATTCAGACGAGGATGAAGAATAACCGTCTGCTGGTTAGCCACCAAACACAATAGGAGAAAATATGACTACAGTGTACTCCACTGCTGAGGTTGTCATTCCTGATGATTATCCTCAACCAACAGGTTATCGCATACTTATAGTTATGCCCAAAGTTGATGAAAAAACTAAAGGAGGCGTTCTTCTTCCTACCGATACACGGAACAGGGAAGATGTCGCTTCAATTATTGGCAAGGTCGTCAAGATCGGACCAGACGCTTATCCATTGTCAGACGCAAAGTTTAGCAAGGGCGCATGGTGCAAAGAAGGTGACTGGGTTATGTTGTCTAAGTATTCTGGACACCGTTTTGAATGTGACGGGTCAGAAATGAGGATAATAAACGATGATGCCATAATAGGGGTTATTTCAGATCCAACCAAAATAGCGAGGGCGCACGTATGAGTGAGCAAGAAAAAGAAGCTGTAGAAAAAGAAGAAGAGAACTTTGAAATTGATTTGGATGAAGTAGAGCATATTAATAAAGGCGACGCTTCTGAAGAAAGCACTCCCAAAGTTGAACAGGAAGAAGTAGCAGAGGAACAAGAAGAGGTTGTTGAGGATAAAGAAAAAAAATCCCAAAAGCCTTCAAAGTTCCAAAAAAGAATTGATGATTTAACTCACCGTCAAAAAGAAGCAGAACGACAAAGAGATGAATATTATAAAGTTGCTTCTCAGACGATGGAAGAAAATAAAAAGTTAAGAAAGCAAGCCAATCAATTTGGTGAATTCGGCACAAAAGAAATGGAAGGTCGAATTAACAGTGAAATGGAATCTGCAAAGCAAGCTTACAAAATTGCTTATGAAGAAGGCGATGCAGATAAAATTTTAGATGCTCAAACCAAAATGATGGAAGCCACCAATAGGCGTGGTGAGCTTGCACAGATGAAGCAATTTTCTGACCAGTCAAAACAACCAAGTGATGTTGACAGGTCAATACCACCTCCACCAAATGCCAAGGCAGTTGAGTGGGCAAGTGGCAATCCGTGGTTTAATAGTGATATGATTATGACGAATGCGGCATATACCATTCACGACGAACTGCTTAAACAAGGAATATCTGGAGACAGCGACCTTTATTACGAAAGACTTGATAATCGTATGAAGGAAGAGTTTCCACATAAATTTTCTTCTGATGACACTATGACCGTTCAGAAGAATGCTGGTAATCCCGTGAATACCACTTTGGTCACTCCTGCTGGAAACCAATCGCCAAAAAAATCACGCAAGGTCAAACTTTCACCCAGCCAAGTGGCTGTCGCCAAAAGGTTAGGCGTTCCCCTAGAGGAATATGCCAAACAATTTGTCGCACTTAACAATTAGGAGATATTCTAATGGTAGCTAAAAAACAAGCAAATCGTACACCCCGTGAAATTGAGAAGCGAGAGCAGGATGTGCGCAACGAAGACTGGACACCACCAAACTTATTACCCGACCCACTGCCCCAAGAAGGGTGGAGCTTTAAATGGGTGCGCACTTCTACTTTGGGAAAAGATGACCCGATGAATTTCAGCAAGAAACTTAGAGAAGGATGGGAAGCAGTTCCTGTCAATGAATGCCCTGAAATGGAACATCTTGTGTTAGACCCAAGCCCAAGGTTTGAAGGAAAGATAGAAGTTGGTGGATTGCTTCTTTGTAGGATGCCCACAGGAAGAGCGTCTCAACGAAATGAATACTACAGAAAACAATCTACTGAAGCTATACGTTCTGTTGACTCGTCTCTAATGAGGGAATCCAACCCTAGAATGCCTATCAATCAACCTGACAGGAGATCTAGTGTAAAGTTTGGAGAGTCATAAGACTCTTCACAATATTAACCTTAATAGGAGAAATGGATGTCAACTACATCTGCGCCCCGTGGTTTAAAACCCATAGGAATCCTTGGAGGTACGCCATTTGCTGGTTCTACTAGAGAATATTTAATCAACTCTAATTATGGCACGGCTATTTTCAACGGTGATTGCGTTGGCTTTGCAAACGTTGCTTCTTCAACTGACGATGGATATATTGTCAGAGAAGCTGTGGCAAGTGAAGTAAACCCAATCGGTGTGTTCTTGGGATGTTCTTATACAGACCCAAATACAGACCAACCAACTTTTAGGCAATACTATCCCGGTAGTATTGTAGCAAGCGACATTAAAGCTATTGTCGCTGTACACCCTCACACTTTGTACGAATTGCAATGTGACGGAGCTATTGCTCAAACCTCATTAGGTATGAGTTTAGATCTTGTTCAGACTGCAAGTGGTAGCACTGTAACGGGTAATTCTGGAATGCAAGGTGATGCATCAACTGCTTCAGTTGGTGGAGAAGCTTGGAAAATTGTGGACTTTATTGAGAGAGCAGGTTCTTCAGTTGGGGATACTTACACAGATATTGTTGTAATGTTAAATCCAGCAGAAAATGCATTCTTAGTAGATCCTATAACATAGGGGGCTGAGTAATGGCTATATCTAGAGCGCAACTTATGAAAGAGTTGCTTCCGGGTCTGAACGCATTGTTCGGCATGGAATACGCACGATACCCAGAAGAGTGGAGATCTTGTTTTGAGGTCGAAAGCTCAGATCGTGCTTTTGAAGAAGAAACCAAGCTTTCTGGTTTTGGAACTGCACCAACTAAAGACGAAGGTGCAGCAATTGCTTATGATGATGCGCAGGAAGTATACACTGCTCGTTATTCACACGAAGTAATTGCACTTGGGTTTTCACTAACTCAAGAAGCAGTGGAAGATAATTTATATGACAGCCTTTCGGCTCGTTATACAAAGGCTCTTGCTCGTGCGTTTCAAAACACTAAGGAAGTTAAGGGTGCAGCGATCTTCAATGAAGGCTTCACAGGTCAAACTGGAGGAGATGGAAAAAGTGTATTTGCTACCGATCACCCACTAGTAAGTGGTGGTACAAATGCTAATGAACCATCAACTGCGGCTGACTTAAATGAAACTTCTTTGGAAGCTGCCGTAATTGCTATCGGTAAATGGACAGATGAAAGAGGTCTTAAAATAGCCGCAAAGCCAAAGAAATTGTTGATCCCATCCGATCTTCAGTTTGTGGCAGAGCGACTTATGGCTTCTGAAAAAAGATCAGGAACATCAGACAATGATGTAAATGCTCTTAAATCTATGTCTGCCGTTCCGGGTGGTTACATGGTTAACCACTTCTTAACTGATACAGATGCATGGTTCTTAGGAACTGACATTCCAAATGGCTTTAAGCACTTCACAAGAGTTGCAATGAAGACTGGAATGGAAGGCGACTTTGAAACAGGTAATGTACGTTACAAAGGAAGAGAGCGTTATAGCTTCGGTTATTCCGACCCTCTTGCTTACTACGGCTCACCAGGAGCTTAAATACTTTGGGGGAGAGAAATCTCCCCCTTTTTTCTTGACTGCATAATGCAGACTTTAGCCACGACAAGGAGATAAACATGGCAAACTCTACTTTTAAAGGCACTCTTCGTTCTGAAGGGGGCTATTCTCAAATTTCAACTGCATCAGGTACAGGCGTTGAAACAACAAATACAACCATTGACTCAAGTGGCAACGCTTCCATAGGGGGAACACTAGGTGTCACAGGGACAACAACTACTTCTGGGGATTTAGTTTCTAGTGGTGGAATGAATGGCATGACAGCCGCTTCATGGTATAATGAAGGAATTGGCACTACAATGTTGGGAATGAACCCACAATGGAATCAGAACTTTGGTAAGTTTGGGGCAACTGGCGTTGTTGCAAACGTGGATGATGTTTTGACTGAACCAATCATTGCGCTTAAACTAGCTCTTGCATTAGAAGGTGTAGCCACGCAAACGGCTGTTCCGACTGTTGCACAGACAGGAGCAATCTTTGGTGGAACTGGCGTTGTAGGAACAGACTTTACAATTGCTGCTGGCGCTACAAGCATGGCTGCAAATCAAAGTGTAGTAAGATACAACGGTAATGTTGGTTCTACTTTGGCATTAACAGCATCGACTACTGACCTTGCTTCAGATACTCATAAAAGTATGATTATCTTTAACAACAATGTCATTACTGCATCACAGGTTCTTACTTTACAAGTTCACACAAACAACGAACTTGATGCTTCCTCATTTGAAGCTTTTGTAACAGGTGCTGGAACAGGCGTTCTTGAAAGAGAGGCGACTACCACAGATGATCATGCTAAAATCATCTTAACTGCATCAGCTGCAGACACAACTATAATAGCTGGTTCTTACATTTATTTTGAAGCCGCTGCCGACACAGACAGCATGGCAGTCAAAATGATGATTAGAACCTCTGGTGGAACAATAGCAGTTACAACAGCTAACAACTAATCAATAGGGGGGTGTAAAAGCCCCCCACATTTTAGGAGAATTTTATGGGAAGATCAGATGTTCAAGCTATCACCATTAGTGATGAAGTAGCTCTGGATGCAGATGGTATATCGACAGCCGCCGCCGTAGGGAATAATGCTGCTTTGACAATTGGAGGAGCTTTGCATTCTGGGGGTACTGTTACTAACGCTTCTGGAAGACAGGTTACTCTTTTATCTGCTGGTGATGATAGTGCAATTTCTTTTACCGTTGTAGGTACAGATGTTAACGGAGACGCTTTAACCGAAACAGTAACAGGAGCTAACGCTGGAACAGCTACAAGCAGTGGATTTTTTAAAACTATTACAAGCATTACTGCCGTTGGAGATCCAGCAGGCAATATGTCAGCAGGTATAAACAATTCAGCTGCAGATGTTATATTTGAAGGAAGGGCAAGGCTTAAAGGCTTTTCAATTGTTTCGGGTGGTACAGCAGGAACTATCGAATTTAGAAATGCAAGTCCTACTGGCACAACTCTTTTTAAAGCAAGAACTATAGGAACAGACAATACAACTCTTGACAGAACAATACCCGAAGAAGGCGTTGTTTTTAAAGACGGGATGTATGTTACTTATACTGTCGGCACAATCGACATGATGACGTTCTTTTACGCATAATGGTTACAAATACTTCACTTAACCTTCTTAAAAGAACGATTGCTCAAGCCAGATCTAGACTTGTTGTTCCAAACAACAAAATTGTTAGGGCTGGCAAGGTAGATTTAAAACCTTTAAACGTAAAGGCAAAAGATGCGTCTAATAATGGAGCAAAAAATGACTGAAGAACAAAAACTTGAAGTGGCTTTAGCAAGGCTTGAGGAGCGAGTTAAGGGGCTTCAAGATGATATGGTAGAAATGAAAACGGACATGTCAGAATTAAGAGCTACGGCTAATCGTTGGAAAGGCGCATTTTGGGTTATGATGGGTCTTGGAGGAGCTTTAGGTGTAATAACAAACTTTGCAATAGGATGGATAAAATGAAATTCCCAGATTTAAATAAAGACGGAAAAATAACTAAAGCTGATATTTTAAAAGGAAGAGGAGTAGCCATGATGTACGGTGGAAAAACCAAGCACAAAAAAATGCAATCAGGTGGTGTTGCAACGCCTGTTTCTAAACCAAAAATACGAATGCCAGTAAAAAAGCCAACGGCTGTTGAGCGAGACAACGCTTTAAATAAAGCTAAAATAGAAAAATTAAGGAAACTTCGTTCCGTTACTCAGAACCCACCGATGCCAAGACCTAAAAAATATGGTGGCGCAACCAAGCCCTATGGCATGAAGCATGGTGGAAAGTGCAGGGGTATGGGAGCAGCGACTAGAGGTGGTAAATATAAAGCAACGTGAAAGTACTGTGGGTTTTAGTTGTTTTGTTGCATGGTACGGAAATTTCAGAGGAGATATATACAAATGATTTGGATGGATGTATTACGTTATCAAACAAGCTACAATCCCAGAATACACACCAAAGACGGGCAGGTGACACTGTATATCTCAAGGCTTATTGCATCCCTAAAAAAGTGGATTAAGAGAAAAGAAAACGAAATACCAAAATATTTAGGGAAGAAATAATGGCAACAAAAAAAGGAAGCATGAAGGGTCATACAATTGGTGGGGGTCACAAGCGACCTACCAAATCTGGCGCAGGCATGACGGCTAAAGGGGTTGCTAAATATAGAAGAGATAATCCGGGATCTAAACTTAAGACTGCTGTGACTGGAAAAGTTAAAGCTGGAAGCAAGTCTGCAAAAAGAAGAAAATCATATTGCGCTAGAAGTGCAGGACAAATGAAACAATTCCCAAAGGCTGCTAAAGATCCAAACAGCAGGCTAAGGCAAGCAAGAAGAAGGTGGAAATGCTAATGGCTATTTCAAGATCAAATTTACCCAAATCAATGACAACAGGAAGAAAAAAGAAAAGGAAGAAAAACAAATGATGTTTGCATTTCCCAATCCGTTTCAAAGACCTAGAAATCCATTTAGTGGACAAGGAATTCAGTCTTTATTGATGCCAATTAGAAATCATTTAACCCAACAGCAAGACACCAGCGAAATAGATGCTTTAATGGAGCAAATCGGTCAAATGATTACTTCTTTTCCTAAGCCTTTAGAAGAAGCAAATGGACAACCTGAGCCGTTTGGTGGTGAAACAATGAAGCCTCCATACGATACGACAAATTTTGCGCAGGTTGAGCCACCAATGAAGAACACACCACACCTTGACGCTTTATATGGTGGGATATCTGGCTTAACTTAGCATAAAATAATTTTTGGGGGGGGAAAAATTGGTAGATCCAGTAACGGCTATAGCTGCGGCAACAACTGCATTTAATTTAGTAAAAAAGGGCTTCCAAGCAGGGCGTGATGTGGAATCTATGTATTCTGACATCGGGAAATGGATGGGTGCGTGTTCTGATGTAAACCATGCAACTAAAATGGCACAGAACCCACCGATTTTTAAAAAACTATTTGCTGGGTCTTCTGTTGAGTCAGAAGCAATGGATGCTTTTGCTGCTAAGAAAAAAGCTGAGTCTATGGAAGATGAGTTGCGCACTTGGATTAATATGACTCATGGTCCGAATGCTTGGTCAGATTTGCTTAAAATGCAGGCAAAAATAAGAAAGCAAAGGGCTGAAACATTATATAAACAAGCCGAGATGAGGAAAAAAATTAAAGAGTACATTGCTCTTGGTTTAGGAATATTAATAATAACTTCTGGAATTGTTTGGGTTAGTTACTTGGTACTAATAAGATTTACGGAACAATTATAATTTTATAAGGAATTTTAAATGGCTACTAGCACTACAAGCGTATTTAATTTAGATGTAGACGAAATAATTGATGAGGCTTTTGAAAGAGCAGGAATGGGCAGGGCGTATAGTGGTTCTGACTTTAGAACAGCCAGAAGATCATTAAACCTCTTAAGTCAAGAGTTTGCTAATAGAGGAGTTAACCTTTGGACTATTGAAGATGCTACACAGGCACTAACTAGTGGTACAGCTACTTATACTCTGCCTGCTGACACCGTTGCAATACTGGATTACGCTATAAGAACGGGGACTGGTACTGGTCAAGTAGATACAACAATATCAAGAATGCATGTTGGCGACTATGCATCCCTTTCTAGTAAAAACACTACAGGAAGACCAACGCAAATATATATTGAAAGATTAAGGGATGCCCCTCAAATCACAATGTGGCCTGTGCCAAATAATAATACTTATACCCTCGTTTACTACAGAGTAAGAAGAATTCAAGATTCTTCAAATGGTGGAGATTATCAATACGATGCACCAACTCGATTCCTCCCTGCCGTCGTTGCTGGATTAGCTTATCATATAGCTTTAAAAAATCCCCCAGCAATTGAAAGAGTTCCCATGTTAAAACAAATGTACGAAGAAGAGTGGCAATTAGCCGCCACTGAAGACAGGGACAGATCTAATTTTAAAATAGCACCTTCAACTTCTTATGCGTGGTAAATATGGGAAACGGTAAATACGCATTTGGAATTTGCGACAGAACAGGACTTAAATACAAGTTAAGCGACCTTGTTTATGAAATAGCTAACAAAAGAAGAAATGGATTAAGAGTAGGAAGGGATGTGGTTGACAAAGACCACCCTCAAAATCATTTAGGCTCTATAAAACCAAAAGATGACCAGTCAATTCGTGGTGCAAGACCAGAACCAGATGAAGCATCGGTCAATACATCAACCTTTACTAACCTTTATCCACATACAGCAGGAACAAGAACATGACGACTTATGCACTACTTGTCCAAAACATAAAAGACTTTATGGAAGATGATGGAACAGAGTTTTCTAATGAAATAGACAAGTTTATTGATATAGCCGAATTAAAGCTTTCAAGAGATATTTCAACACCAGAATTTAGAAAAAGAGTAACCTCTTCTTTAACTCAAAGTGATCCATTCTTAACGATGCCGTCAGACGCAATAACATTAGAACATCTTCACATTATAAATTCTAATGTTCGTTCAATTTTATTATTAAAATCTGATGAGTTTATGATGGAATACTGGCCAAACAGAACAACCACTGGTACACCTAAATACTATGCTTACCTTGACACTTCTACAATTTATGTAGCACCAACCCCGTCAACAAACTTTTCAGTTGAATTGTCTTATGAAGCACGGCTGACAGGGTTGTCTAGTGACAATACAAGCAATTGGCTCAGTACTAATGCTTCAGATGCTTTGTTGTACGCCTGTATGATAGAAGCGTCTACGTTTAATCGAAACTACAACTTACAAGACAGGTATACTGCAATGTACAAAGAATCTATTAAAGGCATTAATAAAGAACAACATCAAAAAATATCTACTGACAATTTTTATATGAAATCGGAGGGTTAACCAATGGCAACCTCAAATGCAGCAACCAATTATTTAGAAAGAAGGTTGTTAAACTTTTTATTTAAAAACAATGCAGCTATAGGTGGCGTTACCTTCGCAAGTCCGGGCGATAGTATTTATGTAGGTTTAGCTACAGCCGTATCTGCGGCAGAAACAGGTTCGTTAACAGAAGCAAGTTATACCAATTATGCAAGACAACAAGTAACAGCATCTGCTTGGACAACTATCGGGGCTGATTCAACTGATGCTCAGACAGCAAAGAATACAGCTAATATAGAGTACTCAGCTTCTGGAACAGATGGAACATCTACCATAACACATGTATTTATTGCTGATGCAAGCTCAAGTGGTAACATACTTTTTGTGGGTCAGTTAGATGCGCCAAAAGCAATTGCTGAAGGCGATATATTTAGAATTAACGCAACAAACTTGAGTATTGAATTGAAGTAATGGCATTAGCAATAAAAGACAGAGTTAAGGAAACCACTACCACTACAAGTACAGGAACGTATACGCTTGGTGGTGCAGTAACAGGCTTTGAGACTTTTAATGATAATCTTAGTGATGCTGATACAACGTATTACGCCTGTACGGATAATACAAATTTTGAAGTTGGCATAGGCACGTTTACGTCTTCTGGTACTACGTTAGCTAGAACAACAATATTAGCTAGTTCTAATTCCAACAGTGCCGTTAACTGGTCATCAGGAACAAGAACAATCTTTATGACATACCCTGCTGACAAGGCAGTGTTTAAAGATGCAAGTAATAATATAAACGGCACTTTTGTAGGAAACATAACAGGTAATGTTACAGGCAATACTTCTGGGACTGCAGCAACTGTAACAACGGCTGCTCAATCAAACATTACTTCATTGGGAACACTTACAACGCTGACTGTTGATAATGTTATAATTAACGGAACAACGATTGGGCATACAGACGACACCGATTTAATTACATTGGCTGATGGCGTGGCAACAGTTGCTGGAGAAATTTCAGTTACGACCTTAGATATTGGAGGAACAAATGTTACCTCAACTGCGGCAGAATTAAATGTACTTGATGGTATTGCATCTATAGATACTGATATTAGTTCTGTGTCTGGAAGTGATGATACTTTAGCATCAGCTAAAGCAATTAAAACATACGTTGATGCAAAGGTAACAGCAGAAGATTTAGATGTTACGAGTGATAGTGGTACGATTGCGATAGATTTAGATAGTGAAACTCTTACTATAGCAGGTGGTTCTGGTATAGACACTTCGGCAACGTCTAATACGGTTACGATAGCAGGAGAAGACGCTACAACTTCTAATAAAGGTGTAGCTTCATTTAGTTCAGATAATTTTGCTGTATCAAGTGGTGCAGTAACAATCAAAGACGGTGGCGTGGTAACTGCTGAATTAGCAGATGATGCTGTTACAGCAGATAAGTTAGCAGATGATGCAGTTGTAAATGCAAGTGTAGCGTCAGGAGCGGCAATAGCTGTATCTAAAACAGCCTTAACTGCTGGAACTGGTATAAGTTTATCTACAAATACTTTAAATGTAGATGCAGCACAAACTGGCATTACTTCTCTTCTTGCTACTGATATTAAAATTGGTGAAGATGACCAGACGAAGATAGATTTTGAAACAGCCGATACAATTAATTTTTATGCAGGAAACGAAAAGCAATTAGTTCTTACGGATGGAGCTTTAACTCCCGGAACTAATGCAATTCTTGATTTAGGTACAGATGCGTTAGAATTTAAAGATGCTTATTTTGACGGAACTGTTGAAGCTGATGCAATTACTGTCGGTGGTACAGCACTTAACACTGTAATTGCAGGAGTAACAGTTACAAATGCAACAACAGCAGCAGTTGCTACTACAGTAACTATTACTGACAATGAAAGTACAAATGAAGATAACGCTATTATATTTACAGCAGGTGGTGATGTAGATGGTGGTAATATAGGATTAGAATCAGATGGTCATTTAACTTATAACCCAAGCACTGGTACATTGATAGCAACTATATTTAAACCAGAAAATGGCAGTCAAGCAAACGTAATTTTTACTAATAGCGATGGACAATTATGTTTTGCGATGGATGGCAATACTAGTAAGATTACTTTCTTTTTAGACGATGAAGATGGGCAACCAATATTTACTTTCCAAGAAGAAGATGGAACAGATATTATGGATGGTGGTGATACAGATGTTACTGTACATAAACCATTTATAGCAAATAGTACAATAACAGTTGCAGGTGTGGTTGATATAACGGACACTACTGACTCTAGCGATGCTACAGGTGATACAGGAGCATTAAGAGTTGAAGGTGGTGTAAGTATAGCTAAAAAACTTTTTGTTGGCACAGACGCTGATATAGACGGAACTCTTGAAGCAGATGCAATTACAGTTAACGGATCAACCTTGGCTTCAGTAATAGCAGATGAAGCAACAGCATTAGCAATAGCGTTAGGATAAGATATGGCAAATACATTTAAAGTAGTAACTTTTGCGGCAGAACCTGCATCGGCAGGAACGGAATATGTTTTGTACACTACAGCAGGAAGCACAACAACAATTATTCTTGGACTTTTGTTGTGTAACATCCATACATCTCAAGTTACAGCAACTGTTCGGTTAATTAGTGACACAACAAAAACAGGTGCTACAGGAAATGCAAATAACACAACAAGTGTACTTGTGAAAGATATTCCCATCCCAGCAGGAAGTTCTGTAGAGATAATGGCAGGAAACAAAATTGTATTAGAAACAACAGACCAGATAGATATAGATTGCAGTGTAGCAGATAAGTTAAGTGGCACTATGAGCATTATGGAGATAACATAATATGCCTTATGTAGGTAACGAACCAACAAGCAATTTTGCATCCGTTACTAAAGACCTGTTTAGTGGAGATGGGAGTACAGTAGCTTTTACGTTGTCCAAAGCATCCACAACCAATGGCGTTGCCGTTTTTGTAGAGAATGTAAGGCAAGAACCTACAATAGCGTATGCAGTCAGTGGTACGACATTGACGTTTACTGCTGCCCCTGTAACAAGCAGTGGCAATAACATTTATGTATTGCATCACAACGCACCTGCAAGCACAGCCAATCATCCTGCAGCACAAGATTTGACTGCTGTTAAGGGTACATTTACAGGCGATGTAAAACTTCTCAAAGGAGATAGTAGTGCTATATCGCAATATTTTCAAAACTCATCTACAGGTTCAGGTGCAACAGATGGTGTTCAAATTGCTTTAGGTTCTAGCGAAGATTTTCAAATATGGAATTATGAAAACACAGCACTTACTATTGCTACTAATAATGCTGAAGCTCTAAAAATAGATGCTAATGGTCATATAACTATGGCAAAACAATCTGCTTTTCATGCACCTACGGCTGACCAAGCTAACATGGCAATTAACACACTGCATACTATTGCTTTTGGAACAGAAGTTTATGATATTAATGGAGATTGGGATAGCAGTTCATCTACATTTACTGCACCTGTTACTGGGAAGTATCAAATTAATGTTAATTTATATTTAGGTTCAATAGATATAGATACGGCTTATTATCAATTAGAATTTCGTTCATCTAATAGAGTTTATTATTTTATACATGGCGCAACTCATGGGGATGCTGATACAACTTGGCAAACTATTGCTCTTTCTGCTTTAGTTGATATGGATGCTTCGGATACATTAATTCCAAAACTTAATATACCTAACAATGGTGCAGCACAAACTGACGGAACTACTTTTGGTTCTATTACAGGATTTTTAGCGTGTTAATACAGGGTGAAATAACCCTCTTTAAAAGGAGAAAATAAAATGGCAAAATTAACATTAACAATAGAAGTAGATGATACTGACCAAACAGTATTAAAGAATGATTTACTAGACATTAACGATTGGGTACAAGCTGCAATGACAGGTAAAATTAATAACGCTTGGAAACGTATGCAGACTGAATGGACTACAAAACTAATGAATGACGATAGCTTTACTGACAGCATACCCTCTAACAAAGCAGACTTTGTAACATTAGTAACGGCTCGTTCTGACTATAAAGACAGAAAAGCCAGAGATGATGCAAGTAAGATAGGATAATAATATATGCCTTATATAGGGAAATCTCCACATTTCGGTGTACGCAACCGATTTATCTATACTGCCACAGCAGGTAATACATCTAAATCTGGAGCAGACGATAATGGGGCTACCTTAACCTTTACAGATGGTGCGTATGTAGATGTTTATCTTAATGGTTCGTTGCTCAAGCCTGACACAGACTATGTTACAACAACAGCTAATACTATAGGCAGTATTGCAGCCATGTCTCTTAATGATATACTTGAAGTGGTTGTGTATGATGTTTTTAGTGTATCCGATACAGTAAGTGCGACAAGTGGTGGTACGTTTAGTGCAGGAGTTAATATAGATGGTGGTGTTGTTGTTAATGAATCAAGTGCTGATGTAGATTTCAGAGTTGAATCTAATGGACAGACACATAAGTTGTTTGTTAATGGTGGAGAAGACGTTGTTTGTTTTGGTTTTGAAACACCTGAAACAATCGGTGGTATTGAATCAGGAGTACAAATTGAAGGAACAGATTACGCAGGTGGTTCTTTAAGTATTTGGCGAAATGCAAATGATGATGCAGGTGGATATTTAAATTTAGGTAAAAGCAGAGGTACTGCCGTTAACTCTGATACGATTATTCAAGATAATGATGATTGTGGGATTATTAATTTTTTTGGTGCTGATGGTGGTGATAGAGCGCATCCTGTAGCTTCAATCCGTGGTGCTGTAGATGGTACACCCGGAAGCAACGATATGCCCGGAAGACTTGAGTTTTGGACTACTGTTGATGGTGGTACAACTATGGCAGAAAAGATGAGAATTGATAATGCTGGCAGGGTAGGTATTGAAACTAGCAATCCAAAAAGAGAATTATCTATTGGAACACATGGAAGTTCTAGTACTGCTGAAATAGCATTTGGTACAACAACTACTGGTTATGCTTCATTGTTGTTTGGCGATAGCACAAGTGGTGCAGCTTTATATAGTGGGTATGTACAGTATCAACACAATGGCGATTATATGATTCTTGCATCTTCTGGTTTAGAAAGAATGAGAATTCTGTCTGATGGTAATATAGTTGGAGGTAGAACTTCAAATGATTTAACGGCAGCGGGATGGAGTTTAGAAGCGTCTGGTACAGGTGCTTTTATAAGAAGTGGCGGCCCATGTGTTATTCTTAGCCGTTTAACAAATGACGGTGAAATTATTAGACTTGACCAAGGGGGTACAACAGAAGGAACTATATCCGTTAGTGGTTCAACAATATCTTATAATGCCTTTAGTGGTTCTCACTGGTCAAGGTTAGCAGATAACTCCAAACCAACCATATTGCGTGGTACAGTCATGGAAACTATTGATGAGATGTGCGATTGGTATCAAGCTGAATATACCTCACAGGAAGAAGAAAAGTATGAAGATGGAGATGATATTCCAGATGGCAAAAAAGTTGGAGATGTAAAACAAGAAAAGATAATTTCTAAAGATTCCATTGCCTTACCAGAAGGTAAAAAAGTGGGTGATACAATTACACATACTGTTGATGGTGTAGATTATACAGCTAAGATACTTCAAGAAACTGATTATAAACACCCAAAATGTAAAATATCGGATACAGCCGATTGCACAAATGTCTATGGTGTGTTTTTAGCTTGGGATAGTGATGATGATGCTGTTAATGATATGTATGTAAATGCTGTAGGTACAAATGTTATTAGAATACACAAAGACCAAACAGTATCTAAAGGTGATTTATTAACATCTAATGGTGATGGAACAGCTAAGAAGCAAGATGATGATATTATTAGAAGCAAGACAATAGGTAAAGTTTTATCTAATAAAAAACAAGAAACATATAGTGATGGTTCGTACACTGTTCCATGTGCCTTGTATTGTGGTTAGGAGTATAGATAGATGAGTAGAGCAAGAGATAGAGCCGATAGTCCTTTTCTTGGCACAAAAATAAATTCTTTCACTGTATCTGACGATGCTACAGTAGATATTAGTAGCACTTATATAACAGATGATTTTGATACTTATGATGTTGTATTTTCAGATATAGTTCCAGCAACTGACAATAGTTATTTTGGGTGTAGGTTTGGTGTAGGTGGCACTATACAATCGGCAGGTACAGATTATGGTTATCTGTACTATGCTTCTGGTAATAATGCAACAAATTCTAACGTTTGGTCAAATTGGGTGGATAATCTAAGTGGTATAATAGTAGTAGCAAACAACGGAACTAATATGGGTCTAGGCACTGGAACAGGTGAATTTTATAATGGTCATGTGCGACTTCATAATCTTAGAAGTACAACCCAATATAAAAGTCTGTCAGTTTTAGAAGCTCAGTGGCTTTCCCATAATGGTCATTTTTGTGAAACAAGAGCCACAATATCTTATGGTTGGCTACAAACAGACCGAACAAATAAAGTAGACACTCTAGAATTTTCAATGGGGTCTGGGAATGTAGCAAGTGGAACTTTAACATTGTATGGTCTAAAACCATAATAAGAGGTGTAGTAATGTATAAAAATGTAGATGGTGTACGTATTAAAATGACGGATGCAGAAGTTGAGCAACGTCAAAAAGATGAAGAATACTCTAAGAGTTCAAAGTTTAAAAAAATGTCTTTAAGAAGTGATAGAGAACCTTTATTGCTAGAAGCTGATTATAAAATAAATACTCTTGTAGACAATGGTAGTGATGCATCGGCTTGGCGTAAGTATCGTCAAGAGCTAAGAGATATTACCAAGGCTGAAGATTTGGGTAACGTAACTTTTCCAACGAAACCCAGTTAATAATAAAAGGAAATAATAATGGCAATATCAAAGATAGTAGCAAACTCCGTAGATTTAGACGGAGCTATTACCATTAATGAAAGCAGTAATTCAGTAGACTTTAGAGTTGAAAGTAATGGGAACACGCATCAACTTTTTGTTGATGGGAGTGGTGATAACGTAGGTATTGGTACAACCCCAAATGCTGCAGCTTCCTTACACATTAAAGGAACAGGTAATGGTCTGACAAGAGTAGAACACGCATCTAATGGTGCTTATGTTGATTATAAATATGATGGTCCAGTATCAAGTGGTGATTTGTATTTCACAGCTACTGGTGCTAATGTTATAGATATGTACACAGGTGGCGGCTCTCGTTTAAAGATAGATGGAAGTGGTCATGTCACTATGCCACAGCAAACTTCGTTTTTAGTTAAACCAGATGCTAATCAAGATGGTTTATCAATTAATACTTATCATACAGTTCAGTTTGATGAGGAGGTCTTAGACACAAATGCTGATTTTAATACATCAACTTACACATTTACTGCTCCAGTAACAGGAAAATATCAACTTAATATGAGTGTTTATTTATACAATATTGATAAAGATGCAGACTATATTCTTATATCTATTGACACATCAAATAGGACTTATTCAGTTATCTTTGACCCCGGAGGATATGCTGCAGATATAAATTATCAGTCTTGGGTTCAAACTGTTGTAGCAGACATGGATGCAAGTGATACAGCAGTAGTTAAAGTTTATCAGCAAGCTGGAGCGGCACAATCTAATTTAATCGCTGGTAATTATACTTGGTTTAGTGGCTATTTAGTCGCATAATAGGAAAATAAAATGACAGACAAAACAAACGTAATAAATATTAACGGCAATGAATATGATCCTGATAAAATGTCAGATGAACAAAAGTACATTGTACGCCAGATAAGGGATTTATCTTCTCAAGAAGAAAGATTAAACTTTCAACTTGATCCTGTTAGGGTAGCAAAAAACGCTTTTATTAACGCTTTAATAAAGTCTGTTGAGGAAAAAGATGAGTTTAAAACGAAAAAAGAAGCTACTCAGTAATGTTAGGAAGCGTTCCACTTTCTACTAAAGCATTAGGCGACGACATTATTCTTTTGGCTGGTGTAGGAGAGATGATTGGCTTGGGCGTTCAAACGTCCGTTGGAGTTGGAACTCTTGTAGGAACAAGCACATTGTCTGCCAACCTTACACAAACTTCAACGGCAACTTTTATTTCTTCTGGCGCTAGTGTTGAATTATCGAGTAACATAACTCAAACTTCTGGTGCAATTCGTATATTCGGCACAACATTTGATATAGGTCTTACTCCCAACTTTACACAGGAGACAAAAGGGACAGGGACGTTTTTAGGGGCATCCACTCAAAGTTTTAACCTTACGCAAACAACTACAGGTGATAAACTTTGGGAAAATCTTACAACGTCAGCAGACGAAGAACATTGGTCGGCTTTGTCAACTGCAGCGACTACAGAAAATTGGAGCGACTTAACAACAACCACCAATGAAGAGGGTTGGTCAGCTTTGTCAACTACGGCGAATACAGAAAATTTTAGCGCATTAACAACAACTACCAATGAAGAACATTGGTCGGATTTTACGAGGTAATAAATGGCAAGTACATATTCAAATATAGGCATAGAGCTTCAAGGAACAGGGGAAAACGCTAATACTTGGGGAACGAAAACAAACACAAACTTTGAAATTATTGATGAACGGCTTTCTGAAATTCACACATTAACAAATACAAGTAGTTTTACTCTGTCAGCCCCTGCACAAGGGACAAAAACTCAGGAAGAAAGATATGCTACATTAAAATTTACAGGTTCGGCTTCTGGAGACGTTACAGTAACCTTGCCAGCCAAAAAGTTTGTATACAATGTTTTAAACTATGGCTCAGATGGAACTGGGATTGGTCATAATCTTATATTTAGAGGACCTAATGCTGCAACAGTGACAGCCACAGTTAAGAATGGAAAATCGGGAAGTATACATTCTGACGGGGACGAAAGTGTATATCTACTATCCAATACTGGATCGGAAGCATTTAATACCGATATAACAGCCAAAACAAGCGATGGGGCTTTGCTAAAGCTTCAGACATCTCACACCACAATAGCAGCAGATGACGTTTTAGGTTCAGTACAATTTAACGCTCCAGATGAAACCAATGGGGCAGACGGTGATGCAAGGTTAATTGGCGCTGAAGTAGCAGCCGTTGCCGAAGGTACTTTTAGTGACACAAGCAACGCAACAAAGCTAAGTTTTAAAACTGGTTCAAGTGAAGCAGCAACAGAGAAAATGAAATTAAGCAGTGCAGGTGTTCTTTCTATTCCAGCAGACGGTTCGGGGACTTCATCAAACTCAATTGTGCTGGGCGCTGATTCTGATATGCAAATATTCCACGACGGTTCAAATTCCTATGTTCAAGAAACTGGAACTGGTTTTTTAGCTTTAAAGGGCAGTTCAGTGCATTTGCAGTCTTCTGGTGGAGAAACTATGTTAAATGCAGAAACTGATGGGGCTGTTTCTTTGTATTACGATAATTCAGCAAAAATAGCTACAGCTTCTGGTGGGGCTACTATAACTGGTGCGATCACAGCTACTGGTAATATTACTGCTTTTTTCTCAGATGAAAGATTAAAAGACATTCACGGAAGCATTGAAAATGCTTTAGAAAAAGTATGTCAGCTTGATGGCTTTATATACAGTCCTAATGATGATGCTGAAAGTTTGGGATATAAGAAAACGGATAGAATAGCAGGTATATCAGCACAGCAATGCGAAAAGGTTCTTCCAGAAGCTGTTGTTGAAGCTCCAATAAGTTCTTATTTTAAAGCAGTGCAGTATGACCAGTTAATACCTTTATTGATTAACTCTATTAAAGAACTTAAAGCAGAATTAGACAATCATAAGAAAGGATGTCAGTGCAATGGCTCTAACGAGTAGTGGTGCAATAAGCATGGGAGACATGCGAACCGAGTTTGGTATGTCTGGTGCTATTTCTATGAGCGATTTATACAGAGGGGGTAGTAATGTAATTACATCAAAGCTTACTCAATTAAGCAGTGTTTCTCATTCTGGAGGGGTAAATTCAGACGGGTACGGCAACGAAAGATATTGGAATGGAAATTTTGAAAGTCCCACTACTACAAATATAAATGTTACATACGGATACATTAGAGGTGGTGCAACACCTGCCGCTGCGATAACTAATGCAAGCCCCGGTCATGTTGCAAGTGATTTTGCCAGCACTATTTTTTATAGCATCCGTTCTTCTCAAAACGGAGCAAACACTAACAGCCCTGTCACTTATACTTTAGTTTTCCCATTAGCAGGAACTTATCATTTAATGGCTTATGATTATGAATCAAATGGTTCAATGAGTTTGTCTGGAGCTTCAAGTGGCAATTTCAGCGTTACTGTTCCCTACAGGTCATTTATGCGAAAAACTTTTGCTACAATAGCCAATGACACTATTACCATTGTGCATGATATAGGTGATGTAAGTGGGTCAGGTGGAGGAGAAAACATTGCAAGTTTATTTACAATAGACACAAGTTCTCAAGCAGATGGTGCATGGCATAGCTCGGGCAGAACTATTACAGGGTTAAACACTGGAGTTCCTGCATCTGGAACAATTGACTTTGATGATTTTTATGGAGCAACAGGCTAATGCCTTTACAAACTTTAAAGCTTAAACCGGGAATTGTAAAAGATGACACCCCTTACAGCGCTGAAGGTGGCTGGGCTGATAGCGATAAAATTAGATTTTGGAATGGCAAGCCAGAAAAATTAGGTGGTTGGAATAAATTTTCTTCTTCTTCGTTTTCTGGATCTTGTCGAGGGTTAATTTCGTGGCGAGATAATTCTGGCAACGCTTTAATGGCTGTTGGTACGCATACGCATCTTTATATTTACAAAGGTGGTTTGTTGACAGACGTTACGCCAGTAAGAAAAACATTATCAACTGCTGATGATTATTTTACAACAGTAAGTGGATCACCTCTTGTTACTGTTAATATAGCAACGCATGGATGTCTTGTAGGAGACAGGGTGATATTTGGAGCTTTTTCTGCAAATAATGTTTCATGGGCGGCTGACACAGAATTTACTGTAACGTCCGTTGTTGATACCAATAATTTTAAAATAACAGCATCAACCAATGCAAATGCAAATGGCACACCAACTGCAGCCAACGTCAAATATGAAATACTTCTTTCCGTAGGTCAGTCAACGTCTGTGTTTGAATTTGGTTGGGGTACTGGTAACTGGAATGAACCAAGAGATGTTGGGACAACCACCACAACTATGAATGATAGTGGTGGTATTAATACCACAGATACAAGTGTCACTCTTACGGCATCCGATTCCTTTCCTTCTGCTGGAACAATTCTTATAGGTACTGAGAGAATACAGTATGGTGCAAATAACACGGGAACTGAGGTACTAAGTAGCATGACAAGAGGATCGTTCTCAACAACTGCAGCCTCTCATAGTGACGGTGTTACAGTAACTAACATAGAGGGGTGGGATGTTCCTTTTACTTCTGGAACAGGAATAGAAGTAGATGCAAGAACGTGGAGTTTTGATTTGTTTGGAGAAGACTTAGTTGCTTCCGTTAATGGGCAACCCTTAATAACATGGGATTCTTCTGTAGGTACAAGTTCAAGGGCTACCTTTATAAACGATACAACAACGAGTGACGCAACTTGCCCCGATACAACTAGAGGTGTAATAGTCAGCACACCTGACAGGCATTTAGTTTCACTTGCGGCAGATGACCCATTAAAAGTACGGTGGGCTTCACAGGAAACAACAGCCACATGGACAGCTTCTGCAACCAACACAGCAGGTTCACAGTTGTTAACGGGTGGGTCTAAAATAATTGGTGCTAAAAGAACGAGAGGTCAAATACTTATTTGGACTGATACCACTCTTCACTCTATGACATTTAGAGGTCCACCTTACATATTTGGTTTTCGTGAACTCGCCACTGGGTGTGGATTGGGAAGCCCTAACGGTGTTGTTGAAATAGGAGGCAATGTTTTTTGGATTGGTGTTAATCAGTTTTTTGCTTTTGACGGTGCTGTTAAACCTATTTTAAGCACAGTAAGTAACCACGTTTTTGATAATTTTAATTCAACCCAAATTGAAAAAGTTGTTGCCGCATTAAACAAACAACATAATGAGGTTTTTTGGTTTTACCCTTCTGCTTCTTCTGACGAAAATGACCGTTATGTAAAATTTAATTATCGTGAAAATGTTTGGGATATTGGAACAATGGTTAGAACAGCGTGGTCGGATGCAGGTACTTTTTCAAATAACGTAGGTGCTTCTTCTGATGGGTATTTGTATCAACATGAGATAGGTGTAGATGATGACGGGTCAGCTATGACATCTTTCATACAATCGGCTGACATTGATTTGGGCGAAGGCGAACAGATTATGTTTGTTGACAGGTTAATTCCAGACATAACTGTATCAGGTTCGTTAAACTCTTATGTCAAAACAAGGAAACATCCAGCAGATGATTACACAAGCAAAGGGGCTTTTCCTATTACAACTAATACCAAAAAAGTACACCCTAGAGCTAGAGGAAGACAACTTGCCATTAGATTTGAAAGTGAAGGCGTTGGAGACAATTGGCGATTAGGGGCTACAAGACTTGACATGAAACCTGACGGAGAAAGATAATGCCATTTCCAAGACCTCAAGAAAACATGGAAGTGTGGGGCAACCAACTTGTTGATGAAATTGAAAATGAAGTAGATAAAATTAACCAAGCGGCAAATGTTGGTTTGCCCACTACTGGTTTTACAATTACGAAAACAGCATCGACAACATTGGATGGTGGAATTAACGACAGTGTTACTACTTTAGACCTTACGAGTGCGGCAAACTTTCCAACAAGTGGAACGTTGTTAATAGGTACTGAGCAGATAGCTTATACAGGCAAAAGCACTAACCAGATTACAGGATTAACAAGAGGTTCTAATTCAACAACAGCAGCATCTCACAGCGATGATGTTGCCGTGACAATAACTTTTAATAACACCAAAAGTTTTAATGCAGGGACAGCGACAGCCAATGACACGGCTTTTGCTTTAACTACTTTAATTAATGCTTTAAGAAATAAGGGGATACTAGCGTAATGGGTTTTTTTGATTTTTTAAAAGACGTAGGATTTGAAGCTCCAAAAGAAGAGCCACGAAGAGGGACGCAGTTTTCAAGTACAGATGATAGGGGGAGTATAGCCACATCACCTGATGGCAGAATACTGTCAAACGTTGAAAGGGATGCTTACAATACAAGAGGCGACAGAAGAGTAGACAATACACCTCCACCAGACATTAACATGAGAGAGGTTGAACCTGACAGGTCAGAGCCACAATTTTTAAGTGGTATTGACGCATTCCGTGCAGGAACATCTATGCAAGGCAGATCACCTGTTGATATTGGAATACAGCCAGATAGAAGTTATGTGCCGATGTCTATGGTCTATGGTCCAAATTCAAATCTTAAATCTTATGAGTTCAAAGGATCAGATTTGCCAATACCATCACCTGATGACCCCCTTGGTTATGATTTTCAAAATGAATCTGGTTCAATTATGGGAACTCCAGAATATGATTTAAGAAGACAATTTCCAGTTGAGCAATTTAGAGATAATACTGCTAAAGTACCACCTCTTGGAGAGCCAAGTCAAGAGGTACAAGAACTAGCCGATGAACTAATAATAGATGCGCAAAGAGACTTTAATTTTTTAATACCTCCTGATCAAGCAATTCGTCTAGCTAAAGAAACAATAAATAAAAGAAACGCAAATGAACTAGCAGGAACTTTTAGTCCTGATAACCGAGGCATTACAACATTAGCAGGGAGAGGTAGAAACCTTCAAAAAGGCTTTGAAGAAGCTTATGGTGTTGACGTAGCTAATGACCCTAATAAAGCAATGCAAGCAAGGTTAAATGACCCACAGTATCAGGCATTCTTAGAAACACAAGACAGTCCTATGGCAAAATATGTAAATATGTTTGGTCAAAAAGTATTAGGGTATGACGATCCATTTGAAATGTATAAAGACACACAAGCTACTGTAGCTAGAGAAAGAGGCATGGAAGGACAGAGGCAAAGAGAAGAAGACAGGGCTTCTCGTTCTAGAACACAGTCAACACCGTTAGACCCATGTGAAGCAGGATATACTTTTGACCCGTCAACACAACAATGCGTTCCAGATGAAGATGGAGAAGAAAGCAAAAACATTTTTGAAAGAAATCCACAAACAATGCAAGAATATCTTAATGAAAACAGACCAGCAGGATTTTCTGGAAACGTTCCTTTGGGTATGTATGGAAGAGTGGGTGGCGAGTATAAGTACTTTATGAACCAAGGTGGTGGCACAGCCCCTAGAGGTGGCACAGGGGAAGTTACTGGTGCAGGAGGTCCGAAAGATGATTTGGTTGGACCGTTTATGCTTTCCAACAAAGAATACGTTTTACCTAACGAGCAAATAAAAATGTACGGTGGGGGTAATTATGAAACGGGCGTTAAAAGACTTGAACAAGACCGTTTAAAGTCATTAAGTAATTTTGCATAGGAGACTAAAGTGGCAGTTAAAACTAACACAACAACATCTAGATACGACCTTGACCCTCTCTTCTTAGACCCGATAACTAAAATTATCGGTGAACTGGGAAGTTTATATGACCAAGGATATCAACCGTACAGAGGTCCAAGAATTCAAGACTTTAACCAAGATCAACGAGATTATTTTACGGGAATTAGAAATCTTCAAGGGCAGGGTATGGATGAAATTAACGCAGCTATGGGTAGATTAGCAGATGCGTCAAGCTATCAACCCCAAAAGTTTACGGACGTAGCTCAAGACTACATGAACCCATACCTAGAAAACGTTCTTGACCGTCAACAGAAAAGAATGTTTCGCAGTGATGACATTGCAAGAAAAGGCAGGGATGCGAGAGCTTCTGCAGCAGGGGCTTTCGGTGGCGACAGGCAAGCTATCCAAGAGTCTGAAGCTCAAAAGAACTTGCAAGACAGAATGGCTGATCAAGAAGCAACAGCAATGTCTAACGCATATCAAACAGGCGCAAAGATATTCGCTGGAGATGCTAATAGAGCGTTGCAAAATCAAAAAAATCTTATTGCAACCCAACAGGGTATTGGAAGGTTGGCAGGTCAGGGTCAAGCCTTGACGGGCGACCAGTTAAGAATGTTGGGTGGAGCTGGTAGCGCACAGCAACAAATGGATCAAGCAGGACTGGATTTGGCTTATCAAGATTTTGAAAACCAAAGACGATACCCATATGAACAATTAAATTATTTCATGGGTGGTTTACAGGGATTCCCGAACAGTATGATTCCAAGTTCAACTACTGGTACAACAACCTCACCAACAATGGGCAATATGGGAAGAATGGCAGGTCTTGGCATAAACGCTCTTGGAATGTATGGAATGGGTGGCGGCTTTGACGGAGGGTTTAGCATGAATAATTTATTCGGTCAGCAATCTCCAATGTGGGGAGCATAAGCTTATGATGGGACAGGGAATTAATCCAGCAAAAATACATTCAGTTTTGCAAAAGGCAACTGACCAACAGTTAATGCAGATGCTAAAGCGACCAGACAAAATACCGTCAATGTTTATACAACAAGAGATGTCAAGACGTAGACAGATGCGTCAAGCTGCTAGTGCAGACATGTCAAAACAACAAATGACTGGTCAAATGCTACAAGGTCAAGTAGCACAGCAGCAACAGCCCGTGCAACAGCAACAACAGCAACGTCCCGTTATGGCTCGTCAAGGTGGTAGCACAGGTGTTATGGGGTTAAGTAATGGTGGTCAGGGGGGATTGCCCTATGGAATAACTTATGACAATAGAGGTGACGAAAGAGATATTGGTCTTTCGTATTTCCCAAATGTTGGGAGTCAAGGGATATATGCATCCAACCCTGCTTTAGCTAAATCAAGACAGCAATTTGTTAATATGAGTCCTTACGAAGTTAATAAAAATAGACCTGACAGTAGGTTTGCTGGCTTTTTGCCTCTTGAAAACATTCCAATGACAGAAACTTCTGAAGTGCCTGTGTCAAGACTTGGCTTGGAAAACAAAGAGTTTTTAACTGTTGTTAAAGGAGGACAAGAAGTGCAGGTGAAGAACCCTAGTTATGACCCATCTTTGCCTAAAACACAAATAAGGGAAGAAAAGTTTTTGCCTTTTGAAAAGGGTGTTATTGGACAGGCTGGTCAAGGGAGGGGGTTTGGAGATGAACCAACCATAGTTGATTTTGATGATGACTCTGTTTTAGAAGAGATCTATGACAGCGGCATTACTAATAAAACAAGTGAAGCTCAAGCAAAGGAAAAAGCTGAATCCAATTATTTCAATCAAATGCGAGGGCTTATTACTCAAGGGGCTAATGTTAATGCTGAAGTTCCTGATACAACAGATTTAAAAAATCAATTAAAGGCTTTGTTTAAAAGCACAGAAGAAAACAGTGATAAAATTTTTGGAGCAATTGATGATCAAGACGCAAGAGCAAAACGGGGGATTACAGATACAAACGAAAGATTTAATAAACACATAGCAAATTTGGAAGACTCTCAAAAAGAGATGAATAAATTGTTTAATCCTGAAATGCTTAAGGATTTAAACGAAAAAAGTAGAGATCATTACGAAAAAGCAATTGAATTTATTAAAGACGATAAATCAATTGTTGATGCACAAAAGAAATTAATTGACGCTATGAAACCAACGCAAACGCCTTCGCAAAGGTTTTTTGGCTACGTTGCTGAAATTGGTGCTAACATTATGGGATCTGACAGGGATACTTTTATGGAAGCAGGTGGAGATGCACTAGGGAAAGCTTTAAAGGATTATAAATTTGACAGAAAAGAAGACCAAGAACGATTTACAAACCAAGCCAAACTCATGCTAGAATTTGAATACCAAAAAAGAAACAACACCATGAAGGCAATGGAAATGAAGTCAAATCTTTATGGTATGGAAAAAGAAGATTGGATGAATGAAAACGAATACGTAAGAGCAAATTCTCTTCAAAACCAACAATTTAGCACGGGCGTTTTTCGTTTAGAAGGCGAACAAAGAAAAGAAATAGATAATTGGAATGCTAAACTTAATGACAATGTTATAAAAAGACTTGAGCTTGACGACAGAGAGCAAAAGAATTTGTTTAGCCTTGCTAAAAGTCTAAGCGAAATTCAGCAAACAGATTTTGCCAATGAGTTAGAGTTGGCAAAAAATCAACAAGATGTTAACAAAACAATGCTCCAGACCATACCAAAGTCTGTTTTTGAGCATCAGTATTATGAAAAGTTAAAAGAAGAAGCACCAGAAACAGCTAATTCTTTTGCGTCTTTAATTTCAAAAAATACAGCATCAAAAATTAATCCTGATGTTACAGCAAGAACGTTCACTACAGACATGATGAAAGCTATTAAAGACAATGGCAATGATGAACAAGCCGCTATTAAAGAACTTGGACAATCCTTATACGACAAAGTAAAAAATGAAAGTGGTGGCATAGATGAAGCAAAATTATACCAGTATACTTACGCTAACGTTTTTGGAACAATGTCGGGTCAAGGAATGTCGGTGGGTGCTTCGCCCGACCTTATTTACAATAAAGACGGAAAATTAGTAAAAGGTAATTAAATATGCAGATATACCTAGAAGAATTCGGCAAAACAATTGGTTTTCCAGATGATTTTTCTCAAGACCAAATAAAAAACGCTATTGAGTCTAACATTATTCCTCAATTAAGGCGTGAAGAAGAAGAGAAGCGCCAAGAAGAAATACAAAAAAAACGTGATGAGGTTGGCATTTTGGGTGCTTTGCCTCGTGGGTTAAGCCGTGGTGTAACGCAAACAGCAGGTTTAATTGGAGACGTTCTTCCAGCTATGGTTGGACAAGCTATAGGTGCAGACGAATACCGTGACAAACAAATGCAAGAGTATTTGGACAGAATGCAAAAGATGGAAGAGGAAAGACCCTCTCTTGTTCCTTCGTACAAAGACATTGACAGCATTGGTGACGTTGCTAAATACGGACTTGAAACAGTTGGACAATTTATACCGTCTGTTGCAACATCCATAGCTGGTGGTGGCATAGGTGGGTTTATTGGGCAGTCCGTAGCAAAAAAAGGAGCGCAGAAGCTTGCAGGCGAAGCCGCTGAAAGGTTTGCAAAGAAAGCCGTTACGACTGGTCAGATCGGGGGCGCATTTGCTGGATCAGGGATTCAGACAATACCAGAAGCTTACGCAACGCTTGAAGAGGAGACAGGCGATCCAAAACTTGGTACATCTCTTATCGTTGGTGGTGTAAACGCCGCTCTAGACAGTATACTCCCAGCGGCATTCTTGACACGGTTAGGCAAAGTAGGACGAGAAGAAGTTTCTAAAAACATTGTTGCCAAGACATTGCAGAATTTAGGCTCAACCACAGCAAAAACAAGAAAAGGTGCTATTGCAAAAGGCGCACTTAAGAGTGGCGTTGTTGAGGGTTTAACAGAAGGTACACAGGAATTTAATCAATTAACGGCAGCAAGAATTTTAGATGAAAACCCAGAGTTCTGGGAAAGTGGAGACTTTGAAAGAATTTTAGACGCTTCAATAAGAGGGGCTGTTGGTGGTAAAGCGTTTGGCGCTTTATCAGGTGCTATGTCTCAAACAGAAGAACAAAGAACAAAGCGTGAACAAGCTATTAAAGACAACGAATTACAAACTGCTTTAGATATTATAAAAAAAGGAGTTAATGTTGAACCAATTTTACAAATAGAGCTTGGGCTAGAAACTGGAGAAAAAGGATCTCCGTTAAAATCTCCATCAACAATAATAAAAGAACTTAAACAAAACAAGGCTTTACCAAAGCCGATAGCAAATATTTTAAACAATAAATCTTTAACGCCAAAAGAAAGAATAGCAAAAGTACAAAGCCTACAAACTAAGCTAAAAGAACAGCTAAATACTGAAACAAAGTTTGACAAAGAACAAGAAAAAACAAACAAAGAGTTTAATGTAGAAGTCAATAAAAAAGAAATACGTTTAGAAGACGAAAGACCAACAGATTATCGTGTTGTTAACAACAGGGGCAAGAGCCAAAACGTCCCACCTTTTGCTGATTTAGAAGAAGCTAAAGCTTACGTTCAAAGTCAAGAAAAGCCAGAAAAATTAAAATTGCAAAATCAATTAGGCGATGAGGTATATTCTGGTATAGCCACAAAAGACCTTCCCCCACCCCCTCTTTCAGAAAAAGAAACTGATACAAAGACGATACTGGAAAACAGAAAAAAGATTTTACTGGGTCAGCCTATTGGCAAGAAAGTTGTTCTGTCTTCAAAAAATGCTCAACGTTTGCTCCTGACTGGTGAATTAAAAGAGTCAAGCTACTACGAAGCGTCGGAACGGGGTGCAGGGATAGAGAAGAAGTTTGACGATGAGGTAGAGGACGTTGGTGCAGAATCTCGTGTAATATCGAAAGAAAGTACAGAATATATTAATGCTGTTGAAACTATTAACAAGAGAATAGAATCAATAGAAGAGCAAGGCGAACAAGGTAAAAAGACTGCTGTTGCTTTAAGAGAAATTTTGTCTGACAACGAAAGAACAGTTGGCGAACTGGTAACAGCCTTTGAAGTTGCTGACATAATGACGCAAATTTTGCCAGAAGCAACGGGTCATGCCGTAAAATTTGTAGATGCTATTAAAAAGGGACAATTAAATGGAACAAGAGATCCTCATGCAAAACTAATTTCTCTTGCCATGAAATCAGGACGGATAATAGACGGCAAACCACAGTTAGTTTTTGATGAAAGCATATTAAAAGAAACAGCCAGTCACGAAGCGTTCCACGTTCTTCAAGATTACTTTATACAGTATGACCCACAAGCTAAGAAGATATTAGACCAAGAGTTTGGTGCAACAGAAAAAGTTAACAAAAAAATAGATTACAAAAACACAAAAACAGCAAAGTGGTTAAAAAGAGCAAACAGAAAACTGCACGATGATTTGTTGGCAATGAGTGCTACAAATGAAGGAATTACAGGAAGAGAAATCCAAGCTTATGCATTTAGTGCTTACAACCAAGCAAGACGGGAAGGCAAAACGCCTGTTATGGCTGGAGGGCTTGCAAGGTACTTTAGGTTTGTTTCTAACTTTTTAGAACGGTTAGGTAATTACACAAGTGGTCTTGGATTTGCAAATGCCCAAGATGTTTTTGAAGCCGTGTCATCGGGAACTGCTGCCAAGAAATTTAACAACCGTTCTTTATCAGAACAAGATGCTGACCCGTCACAAGCTCCCGATATAGAACAATCATCACGCTCTTTGAACACAAGAGAATACTTAACATCCCAAGACGGTCAGCCATACGCAACGGATACAAGACGTTCACAAAAGTTAATTCCGATTAATGACGGAAGCCCTATTATTGCAAAAGTGCAATTAAGGAAAAATGAAAAGAAACGAAACGTTGTTCTTCCACAGGGAGAAAGGAAGTGGGACACAGTAAGACAGCAGTTTACAGGATACGGAGCAGACTATGTGGCTCATCCGAGTAATATAAATGAAATTAGAATGAACACTCCTCATCGTGAAGTAATGCCATTTATCCAAGACGTTGTTACCAGTGGTAAAAAAGTTGAGCTTGCTGATGGTCGAGTGCAATATAATTACAAACCCGAAAGTTATAAACAAACTGGGGTTGTTATTTTAGAAAAAGACAGAAATGAAAATTTGCAAGTTTCTCGTGCTTTTTCGGTTGATGTTAAAAAAATTAAATTAAAACGTTCTCAAGAATTAGCAAAAGAAGCTGAACAGCGAAGGTTAAGAGAAGTCCCAGAAAGGGCAACCCAAGAGGATATTGATGCCTATAGAAGGGGCAGGGGTACTGAAGCATCTGCAAGAGGTGTTGCTGTTAACGCAGGGCAATCTGTCAGTACAAGATTCCCCACAGTTAAATCAAAAGATGGCGATCCTTTAACTGAATTTTTAAAAATTGACTCTACTTCTATTAGAGAAACTCCAGAAGCACTGGCTAAAGCATCTCGGCAAATCAAAGAATACAACATTTTACGAACTGATGAAACAAAAGGTCTTTCAGATAATCAAGTTGTAGATTTATACATTGAAAGAATGTCTGATAATTTGTTGTTTATATATGATGGCGTTCCAGAAGGCATAAGAAACAGATCAAAACTGTGGTATGTTGGGGCTAATAGAATAGCTAATAAATTTGCAGAAAAGCATGGGATTACTGTTGAACAAGCTTCTGGGATTTTAGCCGCACTCAGCCCTCAAAAAGATTGGTTTCAAAACGCATCTCTTGGTGAAAGACTTATTGATATAATGTCTACAAAACAAGACACTCAATTTACACCAGAAATGATGAAAACTGCTAAAAGAATTTTTGGAAAAGAAAAATACAAAAAAGCACTAGACTTTATTAGCAATCCACAAAGAAACGACACATCTTTGGGTAGTCTTGAATTGTATCACCCACACTATAAATCAATGTGGTTGAGAATATATGACGAAACTTACAATGATCGGGGTCACAGAATTGTTTCTCCAGAAGGTGAATTTTTAGATTTTACTAGGAAGAACCCAAAAAGAAATCAAAACAGAGGTGACAAAAAAGGAACTGGTTGGGGAAGTTTAACAGAAATATCAAAAGCAATTACAATTTTTGAAGACTCAAGCATTGACACTATTTCAAAAGAAATGGGTAAGATGCACAAAATAAGAAGTTTTTTTAACAATATAGTAAACCCGTTTGATACAAATGGTTCTGCTACTATTGATACTCACGCAGTAGCTGCGGCTTTTCTTCAACCTCTTGCAGGAAAATCTATTCCAGTTGGGCATAATTTTGGGGTAATGCCAATAAAAGGAGTGGAGGGATCTGCTTCAGTTGGTAAGTTTGGTACAAGAGGATATTATGGTTTAAACTATGAAGCATACAGACTGGCTGCTGAGAGAAGGGGAGTTTTGCCAAGGGAAATGCAATCCATAACATGGGAAGCAGTAAGAGGTTTGTTCCCAGCAGAATTTAAAACAGCAGAAAACGTTAAAAACATAGAAGAAATATGGAATAGATTTAAAAAAGATGATATAACATTAGATGAAGCTAGGCAGGAGGTAGTTAATTATGCCAACAAAAGAACCAAGGGAGAAGGGTTTGGTACACCAGATTGGGCAAGACCCGACACTGGAATGGATGAAATTCGAGGGGATACCACTTACGAGGAAAAACTATCTGGAGTTAGCGTACCCAGAGGGAGTAGAGATGACACCCGAACTGGAGGAACAGTTACCAAAGGAACTACAGCTAGACCAGCAGTAGACGATGAATACGAAGCATCATCTCGTGGGGTTATGCTATCAGACGATGAATTTAGAAATGCCACATTTAAAAAAGTTGTAAAGGGCAATTTCCAAGATTCGGGATTTACTGGTAAAGGAAAGCTTTTAGCAAACAGAAATCTTACACGAGGAACGCAAGTTACACTTAGACCAAATTTAAACGGTTGGATTAAAGAAGAAGGCGCACCAATACTTACACAGACTGTACATGACAGGTCAAAGCGAAAGTATGGAGAAGTTTTGGGTTATGACCACACTGTCGCCGCAGAAGGAAAGGTAGATCTTGACGTTAATCAAAAGGCAAGGGCGAAAATAGCATTAGGAGAAGAGAATAAATTTCCAATGGCTGGTGCTATTGGTGGTTACGCTCCATTATCTTTAGAAGAGTCTCAAAACATAATAAGTAATCCAGATCACACGTTAAAGTTTAACCCAAGAGGGCATCATTTATTTGTCGATCAAAATGGATTTGCCGTCAAATCATACAATGGGACAGGGGTGCATCAAGGGACAAACGTTTTTGTCAAAGGTGACATAGAATACTGGAAGCAATTGGAAGCCCCTCAACAGGAAAGAGGCGTTGAAACAGATGTAAAATATTTTGATGCACCTGATTATGAAGCTTCTGCAAGAGGGTATGCTTCATCATGGGACGAAGTAATTACTTCAAAAGACGACAGCATTATAAACAACTTTTTGACTGGT